ACTGCAAAGAATCTACCATTGTTTAATGGATTCCAAATTAAAATTATTATGACAGGAACAAATCTTGCATATGTTCCTCTGATTAGAGATTTACGAGTAATTGCTTCAGTATAACTATGAGAATTCCAGTAGAAGGTAATCCAGGGTTTTATCGTGATCAATCTAGTGGAGCAATTCTAAATTGCTCCGATTCTGAATACAATTCTTATGTTCAATTGAAACAACTTAAGTTAAAGGAAAAAGAAGAAATCAATCAACTAAAGGAAAATGTTAGTAAGGTTGATTTACTTCAAAAAGAAATAGATGAAATTAAGGACATGATGAAAATGATTTTGAAAAAAATGGATTCTAACTGATAAATAATTAAAAATACAGTAGAATAATGGCGGCAAGAAATGTAAATCTAGTTCTTGAACAGGGGGTTGACTTTCAAGCCACCTTTACAATCAGGAATACTAATAATGCACCATTAAACCTAACTGGATACACTGGTATTTCTTCAATCAGGAAACATCCATCATCTTCAACTTCTTATCCTTTAACTCTTAGTTTTGTAGATAGACTAAACGGTAAAATTGCAGTATCTATGGGATATACTGCAACCGATTCTATAGAAGGTGGTCGATATGTTTATGATGTAGTTCTTATTTCTCCAAATTCATATAGAACAAGAGCTATTCAAGGAAATGTTCTAGTAACTCCAGGAGTTTCATAATGACCGATTATATAGTAACTTTAAATGAACCAGGTCCGTATAGGATTGGAGTTGATTATGAAATTCCAACAAAATCAATACAGTATGGGAATATTATTTTAGATAATATAAATTCCCAATTTACTGGCGTTGCCCATACTTTTGGACTTTATTCATCATCTACATCATATGTTCCAATTAATGATCAACAGTTAATTGTTGTCAAAAATAATTTGGTGATGGAACCAAATGAAGATTATACCACTTCAAGTAATAATATAATTTTCACTTCTGCTCCAAATCCTGGTGATGATGTTTTTATTATAGCTTTAGCAACAACTGCAGATTTGACAAGAACCATTAATTATGTGGTTGATAGTGGATCAATATCAATGGTATCTGGTAATAAGGGATCTGTAACTTTAGATGTTAGTGGTGTATTGGAATCTTTAACTATTTTATCTGATCAACAGGGAGATTTAACACTAGACATTAAAAAATCGAACTATTCTACATTTCCAACATTTACTTCTATTGTTGGTGGAACTTATCCACAAATGACAAACTCTAGAAAAGTTCGTGATGATGTTCTTACAGGTTGGACGAAAACTATAATTGCTGGAGACATTTTGACTTTCGATGTGATATCAGTCAATAACATTAATAGGTTTCTAATCTCTCTGAAATTAAAATTATAAATAAAGATAGTTATTACAAAATCGTAGCCTGTAGGGGAGTTATTTCGAATGGCACTATTAGTCCCAAATATAGGAGAACTTGAGTCGCTTAGGTATCTAGTTGCACAAAACAATCACACTGCAAGTCTTGCTGACCAGTCTCCCAGAAACTTAGTTTTAAAACTTTTTACCAGTAATACTACTCCAGCAGAGAGTGATGTTCCTTCAGCTTCTGCGTATTTTGAGCCATATGGTATAGGTAACACGAATGCTTATGGGTTTGCTCCTACTACAGGCTATCCATATTGTGTAAATAATAGATCTGATCAGACATATACTTCACAGACAGGTATTCTTTTGAATGGTTCTCGTTGGAGAATCAATCAGGTTGGTTCTGGAACAACTGCAACATATCCAGAACAAACATTTACCTTCACTGGAGCAGCCGGGGATGTTTATGGTTATTATGTAACCAGAGCAAACAACATGCCTGTTTCCGTACAAGGTGTAGTCCATTATGCATCTGTAGGTATTGGAACAACTATAACCAAAGGTGATAATACCGACCCAGTTATTGGAGTTGTTGGTAACTCTTATATCACTGTTGATCCAGATCAAAACGTTGATGATTTAACTCTTGGAATGAGAGTTGCAGGAAACGCTGGTATTCAAACTGGTACAATTGTTATTGGAATCGACAGAGCATTAAAAGTTGTTTATTTGGATAAACCACTTATTGACAACATTCAGCTTGCAACAGATCCAAGTGTAACTTTCAGTTTTGGAAAAATTGTTGCAACTGGACACCAATTGGTTGCTGGAGATATCCTATATGTTGCAGCAGGAACTGGTAATACTACTTTGACATCTGGAACATATACCGTATTCTCTGTTCCTAATGCAAATGAGTTTACTACTACACCAGCACTCACAGCTACTCCAAACGCATCTGCTGGATTGAGTACCGCAACTCTTTATAGTTCAATTATGTATGCAGAAAGATTTACTAACGGACCATACACAATTGCTAACAACGGAGACCAAATCAAAATTACTCTAAACGTTGCTCTAGATTGATTTTATATTAAAAATTTAATATTTTTTGATGGTGAGAGGATTGCATTTTTATGGCGATCCTCTCTTTTTCTTTAAAAATTCTGTTGGGCTATCTCTATGACAGTCTATGTTTACAATGAATCCACTGGAATTAACTCATTTTCTACTGAGGATTATGGGTTAATTTCAGCTGCGACGACAGTATCAGTAGACAATGGACTAATAACAGAACCAAATCCAGTATACACTCCAGCTCCAAGTCCTGAAGATGATTGGTATCTCATATCAGTTGGAGAAACTCTCTATCCATATGGATCGTTATTTACCTTATCTTCAGGTAGAGAGTCTATTACATATGCTACATATGTTGCTTCTGGAAATATATCCTTTATAGCTAAGACCGCGACAGAGAAAGTAACCTTTACTTGGGTTGGTAATGGTACTTTATTCGAAATAGGTAGCGGATTAGAAAGAACACTAAGACCTTACGTATCTTCCGGAACCTTACGACTTGGTGAAAATAATTCTGCGGAATCCTCACTAACTGTACAAACCGCAGATACAACAAATACTCAACTCTTCAGCATTTCTGGATTTGCTGTAGAAAAAGACGTAGACGCATATAACGGCACTGGACTACTAAGTATTGATGGTTCATCTATCATTACGCAAACCGGATCCATATTTGGTTCCGGTTCATTAATTCTTTCAGATTCTGCAAATACTTCTCGTTTAACACCTTACGTAGGTTTTGGTACATTAAACCTCTCATCGAATGTTATTGAGAGTGAAACCGAGACCTATATTGGATTTGGAACGTTACCTAGCCTTTACAATTCTGATACTGTACATCCTTTTGTTGATTATACTCCACATTATGGTATAGATCAAAACATTGGTGTCGGTACTTTTGGAATTAGATTTGTACCTGGAGCTGGATTTACACCAGACGGAGATGGAAATCCTCGTGATGCCAAGACATATTCCAACAGATATGGAAATGTTAATGGCGATACGAACTCCGGTTCTGGTATAGGTACATTTAGATTTGATCAAGTAAGAAACCTTGCTGTTTATTCTCCACTAACTCCTTACTTCGGAGTAGGTCTTTTTGTAATTAATGGAAGTGTTTCCGAATCATTTACAAGATCAAGTTATTTTGGATTAGGTGAGATCGGTATTTCCAGTGGAGCTACTGGATTTGGTAAGTTTGGAACATATACTTATGCTGGTCTTGGAACAGTTGTATATGACCAGGAAAATGCCGAAGAAAGAATTTCTAATTCATATGTTGGTGAAGGACTGGTAGTTATTGATGCATTTGCATCAGATATTAAGAAAACAAAATCTTATGTAGGAATTGGTGTATTAGGTTATTTCTCCGGTGCTTCCGAATCTTCAACAATATCTCAAGTTGGAGATTCGGTCTTATTTAATATTTCCGGAACTTCTGTACAAAGTCTCACTATCAATCCGACAGAAGATACTATTCTATATCAGATTTCTGGGGAGTCTAATGCAAGTCGCACTTATGTATATGAAGGTGATGGAAATCTAAGTATAGTTGGATATTCCGATATTAGTATCACTCGAAATGACGGATCAACTGTCTTGTTCCACTTCGAGACTCATATTTCGGATAGTGAATATGACACTTGCGATTCCACAGAAGTTACTTGTGATTATCAAGATGCAGCACTTGTAAGTTTCGTAAGTAATCCACCTGAAAATACAGTTCTATTTAATTTAAGTGGATTAGCTGATACTAGAGAAATTGATCTATTTGTTTATAGTGGAATAGGTTCAGTTCAGTTTGTTGGAGGATTTACTGATCTTAAGCTAACGAATTCTTATTCTGGAATAGGAACTCTATCTATAAGTTCTAACCTAATTGAAAAAGAATCTGAGATTTATATTGGAATTGGTACAATACTTAAGTTGTCCGGAGGTTCGGAATCTAGGGTAACTAATGTTCCACAGAACACAATTCTTTTTGAAATTACTGGATCTGCTCAAACAAGAATTGAACTTGAATATTCTAATGTTGGAGTTGGAAACATCACAATTTCTGGTGATGCGTCTACAAGACAAACCGATCTGTTTGAAAAATCTGGTACTGGTTTAGTAACGATATATGGTGATACTTCATATCGATTCGTACCATCACCGGAAGGTTCTGGAATAGTCTCAATTGGTGGATTTGCGGACAACTCACTATCGAAGACCTACAATGCGTTAGGAAGTCTATTTGCAGTCTCTTCCGGAAGAGAGTCTTATATAAGGTCAACGTACACAGGACTAGGAACAATTTATATTCTACAGAATGTTGGAATAACTACAATAAATCCTTTCCAAATACCAAGAACTTATGTATGTATTATTTAAAATTGCTCTAAATATATCAGAGAAAGTAGTAGTTTGAAAGTAGTTGCAAATTCTGAATTAGTCGTAGTTGGTAATGCTGATATTAGTGGTTCTGTAAACTCAGAATATTTAAATATAAATGAAAGATTTCTTTTAACAAAAACTGGAATAATATCCGCTGTTTCCAGTAATAGAATATTAGGAATTGCTACTTTAGGACTCAGAAAAGGCGATACTGTAACAATTGGAGCTGGTGTAACTTTAGGGACAGGAAGTACATCAATTATTACAGGATTTGGATCTGATATTATATTATTAGCTGATAATTTCGCAAGTCGTCTTGTTAATAAGACTGGTCGATTTGAATTCCCAAGTTCTTTTAGTATTATTGGAATAAACACTGCAAGTATTAGCGTAGGATATGGAATTACTGGGCAATACTTACGTTCGGATGAACAAGTATTTTCTGTAGGAATAGATCAAATCCAATTAACCTACGGGGCAACAAATCCTTTCTCTGGCGAAGTAGATATTCTTGGAAATACTACAGCAGGAAGTAATGTAATTGCTGGTGTAAGCGCTCTCGATACTGCTCAAGTTGAAATTGGAGCGTTTGTTGAAGATTTAGATAGTCCTTCTAATATTTCCGCAGGTACTACTGTAGTCTCAAAGACTACAACTACAATAACTATATCCACAAATGCTACACAGACACTCGCTGGAACAACCATAGGACTTACTCGTGATTACAACTTTGTTCTTACACCTCCTCCTATCACTGATAATAATATTGTAATTGGTAATCCAAAAGCCGGAAGAGCAGATATTCCAAGAGTATACTCCGATTTTATTGATACAAGCGATATCAATAGTACTGCGGCAATTGTCAATACACTATTCAGTGATACATCATATACAAATCAAGCTAATATTAATTCGGGTATTATTACTACAGCCTCAATTAATTCAGCAGTTGTTAGTAATTTAAATGCAACTACCGTATATTCAAATGATGTTAATATCAATACCGGTATTATTACAAGTGTTATAATTTTAGGTTCCAATATTACTAATTCCAATACTAATACTGCTAGGATTAATATTGGTATCATTACTTCTGCAACCATAACTGGTGCTGGAATTACTAACCTTAATGTACAGACATCTACAACTAATCAGGCAAACATCAATATTGGTATCCTCACAACTGCTACAATTGGTGGAGCTACTGTTACTAATATAAACGCTACGAATTCTTATACAAATACGGCTAATATTAATAGTGGTATCATTACTACTGCTACAATTACTGGTGCTACCGTAACTAATGCTAATATTAGCACGTCTTACACTAATCAAGCTAATATTAACACAGGTATTATTACTAATGCTACCATAGGTAATGTTGGTATAACAACATCATATACAAATCAAGCTAATATTAACATCGGTATTGTTACTACAGCTACGATTACTGGTGCCACTATTACCAACGCCAATATTACCACTTCCTACACAAATCAAGCCAATATTAATAGTGGAATTATTACTACAGCTACTATTTCTAGTGCGACTATTTCTAATGCTGGAATTTCCACCTCTTATACAAACATTGCTAATATTAATACTGGCATTATTACTAGTGCAACTATTAGTTCGGCAGATATTAATGTTGGAATAACCTCATTTTCATTTGTTGCAACATCTTACTCTAATGAAGCCAATATTAATACTGGAATTATAACATCAGCTACGATTAGTCAAGCGGGAATTACAAGTTCTAATACTCAGTTTGCAACTATTGTTAATGCTGGAATCTCCACGTCTTATACTGATGTAGCCAATATTAATAGTGGAATTATTACTTCGGCTACTATTGCTGGCGCAACTATTACTAATGCCAATATTACCACATCATACACTAATGTAGCTAATATTAATCTTGGCGTTGTAACTTCGTTAACTGGCCAGACTAGTATTATTGACAACTCCTTTACTACCACCTCTTATACAAACCAGGCCAATATTAATACTGGTATCATCACTGAAGCCATAATAACTAATGCAGGAATCACTACATCATATACTAATGTAGCTAACATTAATAGTGGAATTATTACTTCAGCCACTATTGATTCCGCTACTATTACTAATGCAGGAATCTCTACTTCTTATACAAATAGAGCTAATATCAATGTAGGTGTAATTACTGAGGCAGTAGTAACTAATGCAGATATTATAACCTCTTACACAAATACAGCTAATATCAATACTGGTATTATCACTGCAGCAACAATAACTAATGGATCAGTTTCAAATCTATATGTCAATTCTGGCAACATTAATACAGGAATTATTACTGGTGCTATAATCACTAATGCCAATATTACTACGTCCTATACTAATGTAGCTAACATTAATAGTGGTATTATTACTGCTGCAACTATTGAATATGCAACTATTCTTAATGCAGGAATCACCACATCATACACTAATGTAGCTAACATTAATAGTGGAATTATCACTAATGCAACTATAACAAATGAAGTAACGACTAATGCCAATATTACTACGTCCTATACTAATGTAGCTAATATTAATGTAGGATTTATAACTGCGGCTACAGTAACTAATGCAAATATCACTACTTCATATACAAATCAAGCTAATATCAATAGTGGTATCATCACTGAAGCCATAATAACTAATGCAGGAATCACTACATCATATACTAATGTAGCTAACATTAATAGTGGTATTATTACTAATGCAACTATAACAAATGCAATAGTAACTAATGCGAATATTAGCACTTCATACACAAATCAAGCTAATATTAACGTAGGTTTAATTACCGCCGCGACGATAACTAATGGATCTGTTTCAACACTATATGTAAACTCTGGCAATATTAACACGGGAATTATTACTGGTGCTATAATCACTAATGCAAATATCACTACTTCATATACAAATCAAGCTAATATCAATAGTGGTATTTTAACATCTGCAGTAATAACTAATGCAGGCATCACAAGTTCATACACTAATGTAGCTAATATTAACGTAGGATTCATAACTGCGGCTACGGTTACTAATATAAATGCCACGAATTCTTATACTAATACTGCTAATATTAATAGTGGCATCATTACTAATGCATCTATCGAATATGCAACAATTCAAAATGCAGGAATTTCAACATCTTATACAAATCAAGCCAATATTAATGTTGGTGTGATTACTGCGGCAATAATAACTAATGCCAACATCACCACATCATATAGTAATGTGGCTAATATTAATACTGGAATTATTACTTCGGCTATAATAGATTCAGAAGTAGTAACAAATTCTAGTATTTCTACATCTTATACAAATCGTGCTAATATTAATGTTGGTGTAATTACTGCGGCAACAATAACAAATGCGAATGTTACCACTTCATATACAAATCAAGCTAATATTAATACTGGTATTGTAACAACTGCTCATATAAACACTGCATATATTGGATCAGCAAATATAAACATTGGGTTTGCAACTTATCTCGGTGTTACAACTAGTTTAACTGATAGAGCAAACATCAATGTTGGTGTAATTACCTCTGCTGGAATAACTACCGCAACTATTGATAGATTAAATGTAAACACTGGAGTTGCAACTTATTTGGATGTAAGAGTTTCTTATTCAGGAACCTCTTATGTTAATACAGGTATTATTACAAATGTAGGAATTACTTCTGGTTCTGCTAACCTGCTTTATCTTAACGCCGGTATTGCAACTTATCTTGGAATTACTAGTAGTGTAACTAATGAAGCAAAAATCAATGCAGGTATTATAACAAATGCAAATATAACAACTGCTACTGTCAATACTTTAAATGTAAATAGTGGAATTGCGACTTATCTTGGAATTACAACAGCGGTAGCGACTGCATTTAATATTAATACTGCATATATTAATTCTGGTATTATAACCAGTGCAAACGCAAGTTCACTAATAGGACAAAATGTTAATATTGTTAATGGTAACGTAGATAATTTAAATGCAACTCTTGGATTCGTTACTCACTTAAGTGCAACAAACATCAATGTAAGTGGTATTTCTACACTTGGTAATGTTAGAATTGGTACTGGTAATACAAGTTTAGTTGTAACTGGTAATGCAAGAATTACTGGAATTTTAACAATTGGATCGTCTTCAGTAACAATAAATGGAAACAATAATAATGTAAGCGGTGTTAACAGTATTACCGGTAACGTCGGTGTATTTACGAATGTTCAAGTTTCTGGAATTAATACATTTACTTCTCTTAGAAATAACGTTACATTTAAGACATCACAACTTGGAATTGCAACCAATTATGATTTGGTTTTACCACCAACATTAGGTCAGAATGGACAATTACTTGGTTTAAATGCAGATGGAACTCTGGGATTTGCAACTGGTACTGGATTGTATGAAAACAGATATTATGTTTCTTCAGTTAATGGTGATGACGCAAATGATGGTAAAACTCTTCCAGTTAAAACCATTAAGAGGGCATCACAATTAGCATCTTTTGATAGCTTTATCATTCCTGGTCAAAGATACCTTGATGCTGGTAATTTAATTGAATCCAACAAAGAATTCATTAAAGAAGAAGTAGTAGCTTATCTTGAATTCAACTATGAGGATATTTCAACTCGTTTGATGGATTATGATCCAGTAATTTGTAAAAGAGATATTGGATATCTTGTAGATGCATTAGCTTATGATATTAGATTTGGTGGAAATTCCAAGTCTAGAGAAGCTGGATTAGCGTATTGGTCTGGTGCTACTTCATATGTTGCAGGTGAAGAAGAAGAGGCTATTTTTGCATATGAGTATATTAAATTCCTTGGTCAATATATTATTAATAACCAGTCGCCACCAACCCTTTATCAGACTGCAGTATCTCAAACTTTTGATTTTACAATTATTGATGATCCAGAGAATACAAATACAAACTACTTCCATAGATCTAAAGATGCTAGAAATCTGATCATTGGCAACCGTCAAGAAATTATTGATAAGTCTCTTGCATCTGTAGCTCTTGCTGCTACAACTGGATTCTACTTCCCAGGTGAACAAGAAACTAATGAAAGATCCAGATATTATGATTCTTATAAGTTAATCCAGATTAACAAACAAGAAATCGTAGATAAATCAATCGCATCTATTGCTATTGGATTCCCAACAGGATTCTATGTTCCAGGCCCTGGAGTCACATCAACTACAGAAGATTCCAGATATTATGATGCTTATAGATTAATCCAAATTAATAAGAGTGAGATTGTTGCTACCGCTTTAACTGCAATATCCGTTCAATACCCAACACTTTGGTCTTCTGGAGTTTCTTCAGCTAAGTGTCAGAGAGACTTGGGATACTTTGTTGATGCAGTCTCTACTGATGTCTTTACTGGTGGTAATAATTATGCAAGAGCTTTCACAGGATTCTATTTTGTTGGTGTAGGAACTACCAGTTTAGCTGGAGAAGAACAACAAACAATTTACGGATTCCAACAAGCTGGAACTCAGATGAGAAGAGCTATTACAAATCTTCTCACAAATAAGAATTTGAATGTTTCTAGTGGACCAGAAACATATAACGGAGGTGGAGGTAACGTAGGTGTTTCCAGTACAACTGCATGTACAGATGTACAAAATACCATTGTTTCTCTCGTTGGAATCGTAACTGCAGCAATAGGAGTTGGAAATACTAGTGGACTCCCTGCAGTAAATTACGGTGATTTTGATCTCAACGTCATTGGATATGGAATGACAGAGGGTATCTGGAAGTGTGCTAGAGATACCGGATTCTTTATTGATGCCGTTTCTACTGATGTGTTTACAGGTGGTAATAATTATGCTCGTGCATTTACTGGATTCTATTTCAGTAATGTAGGTAATCTTCTTGCGGATGGTTTAGCCGGAGAAACCGCAGAATCTAATTATGTGTTTGAGAGTGCTAGAGATTACATGAAGAAAGCTGTTACCAATCAGCTTAATTCTAGAGATCTTACTATTACTGCAGATCCAGTAACTGGATTTAACACTGATCCTAATTCTTGTTCTAATGTAAGATCAACTATTGATACGTTGACTGGAATTGTTACAACAGCTGTTGGTTCTGGTAGTACTGCTGGAATTGGTGCAACAACAAATTATGGATATTTCTTGGTCAACTCTACCTATAATGTAAGTGATTTTGTAGGAATTGGAACCACTAATGTTGTTGGTGGACGTAAATGTGCAAGAGATCTTGGATACATTGTCGATGCTGTTGCTCAAGATATCTCTTACGGAACTAACCAACATATTCTTTATGCAACTAAAAAGTACTTCGATGGTGCTGGTGCAGCAAGAACAGATGGATTGTTGGGTGAAGAAGTAATCTCAGCTTACGCATTCCAGAGTTTAGGTACTTATGCAAAGAGAGCTGTAACAAATTGGTTAAATTACCAGGATTTAAGTATCCAAAATGATGTTAGTGTTGGATCCACAAACAAAGATGTAAATGTTTGTGCGAACATAAGATCTAATATTGATAACCTTGTTGGAATTCTTACAACTGCAGTCATTAGTGGAAGTATTGTTGGAATTGCAACTACAAACTTAGGTTTAACCGATTGTGCGGATGTCAGATCTGCATTAGTTAACTATGTTGGCATCATTACAACTATTGTTGGTCTTGGCACAACTGCAGCCCCAGCATTGGTTGCACCAGGAACACAGTCACAACCTGTTTGTATTATCGTTGAGGCTGGAAACTATGTAGAAGATAACCCAATCATTCTTTATGATGATGTTGCAATCGTTGGCGATAACCTAAGAAATACTATAATTAGACCTGCAAATGCTGGTAAAGATTTATTCCGTGTAAGAAATGGAATCTATCTCACTGGTTTTGCTATGAAGGATGCGATTGATCTCGCAGGTGTTCCCCAAAATACATTTGATTACGCTGTAGCTTTTGATGATCCTTCGGATAATCTAACTTCCAGAGCCGGTTATGCTACTAAATTAGACAAACCAACTATTACTAGATCTCCATATATTCAGAACTGTTCCATTCTATCATTCTTAGGTGGTAATGGAATGTTGGTTGATGGAAATAAAGTACTAACACCAAACGTACCTCTTATTTCTGAAGAGGTAGAAGTTGGTCCAGATGCTATTCAACCAGAACAAGGTAAGTCCATGGTTGCCGCAGCATTTACGATGGTTTCCTTCGGTGGTATCGGTTGGCGTGTTATTAACGATGGATATTCACAGGTTGTTTCTTGTTTCCAAATTTTCTGTAGATATGGATCCCTAGCGCAGTCTGGTGGATACCTATCCATTACAAACTCTGCAACTAACTTCGGTTTATATGCTTTAAGATCTACTGGATATAGTAGAAATTCGTTCATTTTTGATCGTGGTAGAGTTGCCGCGACTGGCACTTCTGGTGGATTACAAACACTCAAGGCAGTTGGATATGGTAGATCTGATGTTGAAAACTATATTCTCAGATTCTTCGATGGAAATGGAGTTGATAGAACTTCACAGTTCAAACCAGCAGTAACAGTAAAAGAATTTAATGGAGCTACTGGAGTTGGTCTAACTGAGAATACTATTACAATTACAACTCACGGATTTAATAATGCTGATCCAGTTATTTACAATGGAGACGAACAAGTAATTCCAAATAGAATTGTTGGTGGACTGGTTAACGACAACCAATACTATGTTGTTTATATTGATGCTGATAATTTCAAGTTAGCTGAAGATGAGTCATTGAATACCATCGTTGACTTGACTTCACTAAGTACTGGTATTCATACTATTACAAAGTCAACTCAAGACTTCTTCGTAAAAGAAATTATTGATTCACATAATTCATATCAAAAACTAACCCTTGCTGGAGTGGGTTCTACAGCATCGTTTGTTTCTGGTAGATTAATCAGTCAAACTGTAGTTGGAGGAACTGCAACTGGATTTGCGGTAACGTATAACAACACTACTAGAGAACTTATTGTCGCATTAGAACTTTCTTCTGGAGTTAGAAGGAATTTCTCAGTTACTAATGGAACAACAGTATTAAACATTAATGATCACAGTCCATCTCCGATTTCTATCGGGGTAAGTGCTGTTGTCGGATTAACTACTTATTGGACTGTTGAATTTAAGACAGATTCTACAATAGCTGGAACACTCGTTCAGAATATTGGAACTTTACCTGAAGTGTATAAACTACACTTCCACAGACCATCTATTGTAAACTCTTCATCACACACTTGGGAATTCTCTGGTTCTGGTATAGATTATAATGCTCTCCCACAAAATGGAGGTCAAACCGATCCAAGATCTGAACAAGTTTCTGAACTTGGTGGTAGAGTTTATTCATCCGGTACCAATGAACTTGGAGACTTTAAGATTGGTGATTCGATTGTTGCCTATAACAGAACTGGTAACATTATCTTCAATAATACTGTTACTATTGGTACTCTTGATTCTATTAGATTATCGCTGTCTGGTGGTAACGTAATTGAAGAGTTCTCTACGGATACGGATCTTGGTGATAATGAAATTGGTGGACCTAAGCACTCTAGAGTTCCTACACAACTTTCAACTAGATCATTCTTGAATAATAGACTTGGAGATTTTATTGATAAATCAGTTTCTACAAACGCTATTCCTAACGCTGTTGTTCAACTCAATTCAATCGGTCAAATTAATGCTGATCTAATTCCACCAAAAACTGTCAATTACTATAAGTCTTCAGTAGATGGTGGAAGAACTCAGTTAGTTAACTATATTCCTGCTACTAGCTTAGTATCCGGAGATACTGTAGTTGAGCCAACAGATTCATTCGTTCTAATTACTGATACTGTAGGTCAATATTTGGTTCTAAACAATTCAACTGTCTACAATTTCCTGAATGGGGATGAAGTAGTTAGTGTAACTTCTGGTGGTGGTGCAATTGGTGTTGTAACTGCTCCACCAAGAATTGGAGTTGGTTTAGGTACAACTACATTATCTTTCCCAAATGTAGGTTATGGAACTACTGGTCTTGTCAGAGGCGTACCTTTAACATTGAATTCTTTAGTTGGTGGTTCTGGATACAATAATCCAGGAATCTATACGGGTGTTCGTCTTGATACTTCTACTGGTATTGGAACCGGAATTACTGCTACGATTACAGTTGGTGTTAGTGGAACAGTTACTAATGTTGCAATTAATACTGGTGGATACAAATTTGCTGTAGGTGACGTATTAACTCTTAATAATCCCACTCCAATTGGTGGAAGAACTGGTGGATCTAACTTTACTGTTAACATAGCTACTGTAGAAACAAGGCTCTATCTTGCCCTTTCTAATGGACAGAAATTCCCAGGAAGTTCTGCACTTTCAGACTTCGTTTCTGATAGAAATGCAGTTGCTATTTCAACTAATATTGGAATAGGATATACTGTAACCTTCACCCCTACGGATATTAGCGTTGGCGGTAGTGTTGACTTTGCAAATGATAGAATTGTTGTTGGATCTGGTCATAGTTTTGTTGATGGAGATCCAGTAATTTACCGTAGTGGTGGTGGAACTCCAATAGGTCCACTACTGGACACTACAACATATTATATTAAGACTGTAGGTTTAACATCTGTTCAACTTTATTCAACCTATGCACTTGTAACTATTAAAGATCTGACAAGTAGTGGTACTTTAACTCATTCATTGAGTCGTGTTGGGGTCAATACTTTAACTGATCAGATAACATTTAAAAACCATGGATTGAGTCAGGGTGAAGCAGTAAAAGTCACTGGTAATACTCCAACCGGAATTACTACTGGTAGTTTCTACTTTGCTGGATCAGTAACTACAAACTCATTTACATTCCATGAAACTAGAGCTGCGGCTTTAGCTTCTATTAATGGTCTACTTCTAAACACTGTAAGTTTGGCAGGAGGCACCATTAATAGTGCTGTAGGAATTATGACTCTTACAGAGCAAAATGTTGAGTATTCTAGAACTGTTAACACTTCATCTTCAGATACCAATAATTGGTCACTACTTTCTGTAGGAAGTTTAGATGCGTCCAACATTATTACTGGTACATTATCACCATCTAGACTTGGAAGTGGAACTGCTAATGACCAGACATTCTTGAGAGGTGATTCTTCATATCAGAAAGTAATTACTTCAGTTGGAATTGGAACAACTCAACCAATTGGTGTAACTGCTACTAGTTCCGAACTAGCCCCAGGTGGAGTTGGAGTTAATACTTACTATGGAAATATCAACATAACTCTGAATAGAGCTCAAACTTCTTCAGATGAATATTCAACTCTTGGTGTATCTAGATTCAAGTCTTCTACATTTACAGTTGGTACAGATGGTGCTATAAGTATTAAGAATTCTGTGACTGGAGATGTGGATGCTGCCACTCTAGGTGGTCAGAACAGTGCATATTATCTTGATATTCTCAATAGTACTGGAACTCTACCAGTAACAAGAGGTGGAACTAATCTTACTGCAGCTCCTTCACTTGGATTTACTTTACTTGGAAATGGAAGTTCTTATACTTTAACTGGAAGTCCAGAATTTGCAGGAGTAGTGGGTGCTGGATTCACTGTTCTAATTGATAAAGATATTTCTTTTGCAAATAGTTCAAATTGGACGGGCAATAAAGCTGCGAAGATTCAATACTTCAACGGTTCTCTTTATAATCAGTATACAACGAATTGGATTCTTAGAAATTCTGGAGGAACAGATGTTGTAACAGTTAGTGTTGCTGGAACAGGTACATTTACTGGAGCAATACAAGCAACAAGATTCACATCAACTCAGGCTACAGGAACTGCACCATTCACAGTTTCTTCTACTACATTAGTAACTAATTTGAATGCAGATTTACTTGATGGGAAGAACACTGGAACATCTGGAAATACAATTCCACTTTTAGACGGATCAAATACTTGGTCAGGAACACAATTATTCTCAAGTTCATTTGAAGCTGAAGCTAAAACCAAGGACGATATTACTACAAGAACTAAGAGTGGTTTCTGGCAGACTGACACTGCTACAACTGCAGAAGGTTGGCCACAAACAACAAATACTTGGTATCACCTTCTCAGTTCTACACATAGTAATACAGCGAATTACTATGCAATGCAGTTTGCTGGAAGTTTTTATAATAGTAATGATATTTACTATCGTTCAACAAATGGTAGTGGAACAACAGCTTGGAACAAGTTATGGCATCAAGGTAATGATGGTTCTGGATCTGGACTAGATGCAGATTTACTTGATGGACTCAACTCTTCAACAACTAATACGGTAAGTACTATTGTTTCTAGAGATGCTTGGGGTGGATTTAGTGCAGGTATTGTTACGGCTACTTCTTTCGTTGGACCTCTAACCGGTAATGTAACTGGCAATTTAACTGGTAATGTTACAGGCAACCTAACAGGTAATATCAGTAATACTGTTACAGGAACTGCTACCACAGAACTAGTTCGTGGTAACATGGCTGATAATGATTTCTTCCGCATCCTTATTGGTGGAACAACTTCTAACGCTGGTTATGTTGAAATTGCAACTGCAGACGATGGAACAGAACCAATTTATGTAAGACAGTACAGTGGTACTTTTACATCCTTACAGAGAACTGCAACTCTTCTTGATGGTTCCGGTAATACTACGTTCCCAGGTATTGTTACCGCTACAAGATTTATTTCCAATGTATCAACAGGTACAGCTCCATTTACTGTCACTTCTACCACACAGGTAACTAATCTTAATGCATCACTATTGGAAGGTTACTCTACTGATAGTGCAAATACTGCAAGTAGAATTGTACTTCGTAACGTTCTTGGTGGATTTGCTGCAGGAATTGTAACTGCAACTTCATTTGTAGGTCCATTAACTGGTAATGTTACTGGCAATGTAACAGGTAATGTGAGTGGTACAGCAGGAGGTCTCTCAGGAACTCCGAGTATCACCATCAATGCTCTAACTGCTACTTCAGCTGTAGTAGGCACAAACGTAGTTCTTAATTCCACTGGTATCAATGTAACTGGTATAATAACTGCAACTTCTTTTGTAGGTCCATTGACAGGAAATGTTACTGGAAATGCAACAGGCTTAAGTGGAACACCAAGTATCACTATCAATGCTTTAACTGCAACTTCAGGTGTAGTGGGTACAAATGTAGTTCTCAATTCTACAGGTATTAACGTAACTGGCGTAGTAACTGCAACTTCATTCGTAGGACCACTAACTGGCAACGTCACTGGAAATGCAACAGGCTTAAGTGGAACACCAAGTATCACTGTTAATACAATAACAGCTACATCGGGAATTATTACTTCGATTGAACTTGGAAATCTAACTGACACTACAATTACTAGAGCTTCTGCAGGTAGAATTGCCGTTGAAGGCGTTAATGTTGTAACTGTATCTTCAACTGATACATTAACTAACAATTCTACAACTTATAATGGTTCTGGTGCTGTTACATTCACAGTTACATCTAATGCAACTTCTGCAAATACTGCAGGTGCGATAGTTTCTCGTGATGCTTCTGGTAACTTTAGCGCTGGTACAATTAGTGCAACAACATTTAGTGGCGGCGCTGGAACATTCAGTAACAATGTTACCATCAATGATGGTGGTGCTTCTTCTAATACCACTGCATTTGGAACTTATAAGAGATTAGTATTTGATAATTCCTTTAATGATGCTGCTCGTGGTCCAAATAAAATTACCCTTTATAATGATGGCAGTACTTGGGCTGGTGGATTTGGAATTCATAGTGATACGGTTTCTTATTATTCTGGAGGAACTCATAGATGGTATAAAGTAAATAGCCAAACATCATTCTCAGAAATATTAACTCTAACTGCTGCAGGAGCTTTAACTGCCGCTTCAACAATTTCTGCTACAAGATTAATTTCAACAGTTGCAACAGGAACTGCTCCATTTACAGTTTCTTCAACTACAGAGGTAACTAACTTAAATGCTGCTTTACTCAATGGATTTAGTTCTGCAACCACAAATACAGGAAATACTATTGTAAGACGTGATGCTTCTGGTAATATTAATGGAAATACTATTACGGGTACAACAATTGTTGGTGGTACTGGAACAGCGATTGGTGGTGGTGGACTAGTTGTTAACGGAACAACTGGTGATAATGACTCTCAATTGATCATCAAGAAACCTTCCCAGTCATCATTTGGTGTTCTTACTTGGGATGGAATAGTCTTCTTAAGTTCTAATATTTACTATACTGATGGATCTTGGGTACATAGTGCTCCAGCTGGTAACAATAATAACCAATTGTTCTTACTCCAACCTGGAAGTGGCGCAAGATGGTATGCATCTAATAATGCAACTGGTTCTTGGAACGTTGCAAGTAATCTAGAATTGTGGAATGACTCTGGTACATGGCAGAGACCTCTTGCGAATACATTAACTATGAATACATCTGGAACTGGTATTTCTGGTTCCACCACTTATAATAACTCTGGAGCAGCTACATTTACTGTTACATCAAACGCAACTGCAGCAAATACAGCAAGCACCATTGTAGCTCGTGATGCTTTTGGTAACTTTAACGCAGGAATAATTACCGCAACATTCTCTGGAACATTTAACGGTAGTATCAATGGTAATGCTACTGGATTAACTGGAACCCCAAGTGTTACGGTTAACGCATTAACTGCTACTTCTGCTACTATTGGTACTAATGTAATTGTTAATTCCACTGGCATTAGAGTTACTGGAGTAACAACTTCAACTGGAGGATTTGTTGGTGCATTGACTGGTAATGTAAGTGGTAATGTGACTGGAAACGTTACTGGTAATGTAACTGGTAATTTAACCAATACTGTAACTGGAACAAATACCACTGAACTTGTTCGTGGTAACATGGCGGACAACGACCAGTTCCGCATTTTAATCGGAGGCACTGCTTCTAACGCTGGTTATGTTGAAATTGCAACTGCAGATGATGGAACCGAACCAATTTACGTTAGACAATATACTGGCGTATTTTCAACTCTAACCAGAACTGCAACTCTCCTTGATGGTTCCGGTAATACTACTTTCCCAGGCACAGTAACTGCACAATCTGATATTAAATTAAAGACAAACATCAATACAATTGAAAAGGCTCTAGAAAAAGTATTGAAGTTGCGTGGAGTTGAATATGATCGTATTGATATGAATGGCGAACATCAAATTGGTGTTGTCGCTCAAGAAGTTGAAGAAGTAATCCCTGAATTAGTATTTGAAACTGAAGATGGAACTAAGTCTGTTGCTTATGGAAACATGGTAGCAGTTCTAATCGAGGCAATTAAAGAACAACAATCACAAATAGAAGACCTGAAAAATCAAATTAATGAACTTAAAAAATAAATAAAAAAACATAAATACCTCTAGGAAACTAGGGGTATTTTTTTATGGCGCAACCATCTAGTAGAGCGGAGTTGAAAGATTATTGCCTCAAACAACTAGGAAAGCCAGTTTTAGAGATAAATGTAGATGATGATCAAATTGATAATCTAATTGATGATGCAATTCAATATTATCATGAACGTCATTATGATGGTATTGATCGTGTGTTTTTAAAACACAAACTCACTCCTGCAACCAAATCAACATTGGCTCAACCTGGACCTATAGGTTCTGCTACTACATCTCCAACTGTTGTTGGAGCTGGTTTGACATCTCTTTCTTATGTTGAAGGAGTAAACTATCTACCCCTTCCAGATTCAATTATTGGTGTTAATAGTATTCTTAAGATAAACTCTAGTACAGTTTCGGACGGTCTTTTTAATATTAAATATCAGTTATTTTTAAATGATGTTTATTATTATGGTGCATTAGATCTACTTAACTATGCTATGGTTAAAAGATATCTTGAAGATCTAGATTACTTATTAAATCCTCATGCTCAAATTCGTTTTAACAAAAAGAATCATAAGTTATACTTAGACATAGATTGGCAACAAGTTGGTGAGAATGAGTATGTAATTATTGATTGTTATAGAATCGTTGATCCTTCAGATGCTCCAAAACTTTACAATGATTGGTGGTTAAAGAAATACCTTACTGCTTTAATTAAAAAACAGTGGGGACAAAACATGATCAAATTTAATGGAGTTTTACTTCCCGGTGGAGTTCAACTAAATGGAAGACAAATTTATGATGATGGTGTAGCCGAGGTTGAAAAACTAGAACAACAATTAAAAGACGAGTACGAACTACCACCACTCGATCTCATAGGATAATATGTCACCATTAAATTCTTATTTCCTCCAAGGATCTCCGAGTGAGCAAAGACTCATTCAAGATTTAATTAATGAACAACTTAAAATGTATGGACAAGATGTTCTATACATGCCCAGAAAAATAGTTGGTGAAAATACTGTCATCAAAGAAGTTACTGCATCCAAGTTTGATGATAGTTTTCGTATAGAAGCTTATTTAATGAATTATGAGGGATTTAGTGGGAATGGAGATATTCTCAGTAAATTTGGTGTTAGAAGTAGCGATGAAATAAATTTAATAATTTCAAAAGAAAGATATGACGATTTTATATCCCCTTTACTTAAATTATGGCCAGAAACTGAAAGAAAGATAGCATATAGACCACAAGAAGGTGATTTAATCTGGTTTCCTTTAGATGAGTCTCTATTTGAAATCAAATATGTAGAACATAAAAAACCTTTCTATCAATTAAACAACCTTTATGTATATGAATTAAGATGTGAGAGATTTGAATATGAGGATGAAATTATTGATGTACCAGAGGTCGATCCAACTGGAATCGAAGTCAATGAATCTATCAAAGATCTTGGAAACATTTATACTATTCAAATGGTTGGTACTGGAGCAACTGTTGCAACAGCTACTGTAGGATTTGCAACTACAAATCCAAATTCCAAGTCTGTACAGTATATTGATTTAATCAATGATGGATATGGATATAATTCTGCTCCAATTGTTTCAATATCTACAGCACCTACTGGAGGATTGACTGCTACTGCTGTTGCTATAATGACAAGTAGATCTTCTAATCAGAGATTAGCCATTGACAGAATTTTAATCACAAATCCCGGATTTGGATATACTGAACCACCAACAGTAAGTATTTCTGGTGGTGGAGGTTCTGGTGGAATCGCAACAGCTGTCATCAATAGTGGAGTTCTAGGAATTATTGGTATTTCTTCTGGTGGTGTTGGTTATACAACTACTCCACAAGTTACGATACAGAAAATCTTTATTCCATCTGGTTCGGGAATATCATCAAACATTAATAATGCACAGGCTGAAGCAGTTGTTAACTCTAATGGAGTCGTTGTATCAGTAAGATATTCGAATGCTGGTGCTGGTTATACATTTACTCCAACAATATCTTTTACAGATCCAACTGCAACTACATTTGGTGATTATGATTATAATGAGGTTGTAACTGGAACGAGAACAGGAACGACCGGATATGTTAAGAGTTGGGATTCTACAAATAGAATACTCAAAGTAGCGATCGTTGACGGTACTTTTGCAAGAGGAGAAGCTATTGTTGGAGTTGCCGCGAGTTACAAAATATCCACTGTACAAACTAATGAGTTTTTGGATGCTTATGCAGAAAACATTCAGATTGAAAATGCCGCTGATGCAATTGTAGATTTCAGTCAAAGAAATCCTTTTGGTGAATACTAAATAATTATTACTCCCAATAAATTATAATGATATCAAATTATTTTTATCACGAAATATTGAGAAAGACCATAGTAGCTTTTGGTACGTTATTTAATGATATAAAAATTAAACATAAAGATAGTGCTGGAGATGATTTTAGTATCATTACGGTCCCTATAGCTTATGGACCCATACAGAAATTTTTAGCTAGAATTGAACAAGTACCAGATTTAAAAAGAAGAGTTGCTATAACTCTACCGAGAATGTCATTTGAGATGACTGGTATCTCTTATGATCCATCCAGAAAGTCATCTACAATGCAGACATTTAAAGCATTGGATTCTGATAATAATAATGAAATAACAAAATCTTTTTTGCCAGTTCCATATAATGTAAACATTAGACTTTCAATAATGGCTAAATTGAATGAAGATGCTTTACAAATAGTAGAACAAATATTGCCCTATTTCCAACCACACTTAAATCTAACAGTAGATTTAGCCTCAAGTATTGGTGAAAAAAGAGATATTCCAATGATTTTGGAAAGAATTGGAATAGATGATCAATATGAAGGAGATTTTACAACAAGAAGAATTTTAATTTATACTCTTGACTTCACAGCTAAAACATATCTATTTGGCCCTACTGGAAATGGTAATGATGCTCTAATTAAACAAGTTCAAGTAGATTACTATTCCAATACCAATAGAAACAATTCATCAAGACAATTAAGATATGTAGTAGAACCTAGGGCTCTTAGAGATTATAACAATGATGAAATAACGGTAATTTCAGAGGATGTTTCTACAGATATTACAGAATTTACAGTTTCTGATGCTACGTCTTTAGTTGAAAAATCATATATTCAAATTGATGACGAATCTATGTACATTCGTAAGATAAGTGGAAATACATTAACGGTTAATAGAAGTCAAGATGGTACGATAGCTTCTTCACATGCTTCTGGAACTGCAGTCAATGTTATTAATAGTGTAGATGATGATTTAATTGATCTTGACGATGATTTTGGA